TAAATATAGATTAATACAAAAATATCTAATCAAATGTCCGTTGGTAGCAATTTACAAGAAATGGAAAACGTAGTAACCAAAGGCTCTGCTGCATCTGAATCAATGCCAAAGGCAGGGAGCAATGCTTCCGGTGTTTCTACACCTGGCCAAACTGGTAATTGGGAAGATCTCGGTGGTCCTACTCCAGAAAACTATAAGGTAGACGATAACTCTGCTAAACTCAAGGAACCTTCAATTGCATCTGTTAAGGATGTAGTAAACAGAGGTGCCAAGCCTGCTGAATCTATGCCTAAGGGTATGAAGGAAGAGGAGGAAATTGAGGGAGAAGAGATTTCTGAAGAAGAGACTACTGAAGAAGAAATCGTTGCAGAAGAAGAAACTACTGAAGAAGAAGTAGTTGCCGAAGAAGAAATTGTTGCAGAGTATGACATCGAAGAAGATGTTACTGCACTCCTTCAAGGTGAAGAACTCTCCGAAGATTTCGAAGAGAAAGCACGTACCATTTTCGAAACTGCTATCAAGACAAAAGTTGCTTCAATTCAAGAAGAGTTGAAAGCACAATATGAAGCAACTCTGGAAGAGGAAGTTTCTATCATTAAGGAAGAACTGACCGATAGAGTTGATGCATATCTTGAGTACGTCTGCGAAGAGTGGATGACTGAAAACCAACTCGCAGTCGAAGAAGGTCTCAAGGCCGAAATGACCGAATCATTCCTTGTTGGAATGAGAAGTCTTTTTGAAGATCATTATGTAAATATCCCTGAAGAGAAATATGATGTAACTGCCGCAATGGCAGACAAATTAGATGAGATGGAAGATAAACTCAACGAGCAAATTAAATCTAATATTGCTCTCAAACAAAGATTAGCTGAGTCGGTTGCTGATGTAATCTTCTCCGAGGTCTGCGAAGGTCTGGCACTTTCACAGAAGGAAAAACTCGCTTCTCTTGCCGAAAATGTTGAGTTTGATAGTGAAGACACATATCGTGAGAAACTGGAAACTCTGAGGGAGTCATACTTCCCAGCAAATGCCGGTACTCAAAGAGACAAGTCAGAGAACATTTCAGAAAGTTCTGATGCAGAAGTTTCTGCTTCCGTATCTCCTTTAATGGAGGGTTATCTCCAAACTCTGACCAGAGTTTCGCAAAAGTGATTTTTTAATCATAAGTCAAACTAAAACTTAAAAGGTAAATTCAAATGCAAGGTTTCAATGCTGAACACCTTCAGGAGAAGTGGGCACCTATCCTCAACCATGATGAGGGTCTCGGTAGCATCAAAGATGCACACCGCAGAATGGTTACCGCAGTTCTTCTGGAGAACCAAGAAAGAGCACTTCGTGAGGAAAGAGAATTCCTCTCCGAAGCCCCAACATCATCAATTGCAAACGCAGCAGGTAGTAATGCAGGCTACGTTGGTTCTGCTTCCGATGGTGGAAGTCAGGCAGGTTTCGATCCCGTTCTGATCTCCCTGATTCGTCGTGCAATGCCTAACCTGGTCGCATATGACCTGGCAGGTGTTCAACCAATGAACGGTCCTACTGGACTCATCTTCGCAATGCGTTCACGTTACACCAACCAGAATGGTGCAGAGGCACTATTCGATGAAGCAGATACTGGATTCTCCAACAGTGGTCTCGGTACTTCTGGTAAGTATACACCTGCTTCCGAAGGTGTTGAAGATGCCGTTGGTTTAGGAACCACTGGTTCACAGGGTGGTAGCAATCCTGGTCTCCTTAGCCCAACCGCACAGACCGAAGCAGGTTATACTGTCGGTCAGGGTATGGATGTTGCCCAGTCTGAAGCACTGGGTGATGGTCAGACTTTCAACGAGATGGCATTCTCGATCGAGAAAGTCACCGTTACTGCAAAGTCAAGAGCACTGAAAGCTGAGTACTCCTTAGAACTCGCACAGGACCTCAAGGCAATTCACGGTCTGAATGCTGAAGCAGAATTGGCAAACATTCTCTCAACTGAGATTCTTGCCGAAATCAACCGTGAAGTTATCAGAACCATCTATAAAGTTGCAGAGCCTGGTGCTCAAGCAAACGTTGCAACTCCTGGTACTTTCGACCTCGACGTTGACTCCAACGGTCGTTGGTCTGTTGAGAAGTTCAAGGGTCTGATTTTCCAAATCGAGCGTGATGCTAACGCAATCGCACAAAGAACTCGTAGAGGAAAGGGCAACATGATTCTCTGCTCCGCAGATGTTGCTTCCGCACTGACCATGGCTGGTGTACTTGATTACACCCCAGCACTCAACGCAAACCTGAACGTTGATGACACCGGTAATACCTTTGCAGGTGTACTTGCAGGTAAGTATCGTGTATACATCGATCCATATTCTGCAAACGTTTCTGATAGTCAGTATTACGTTGCTGGTTATAAGGGTACTTCACCTTATGACGCAGGTCTGTTCTATTGCCCATATGTTCCTCTCCAGATGGTTCGTGCCGTTGGTGAGAACACCTTCCAACCAAAAATCGGGTTCAAGACTCGTTATGGTATGGCTGCAAACCCATTTGCTGGTGGTGCTGCCACTAATAACGACCCAACCGGTGGTCTTGTCACCAATGCAAACCGCTACTACAGAAGAGTCAAGGTTCTCAACCTCATGTGATATCAGCCTTCGGGCATTCACTTCTCAGAGGGTTCTTCGGAACCCTCTTTTTTTATCTAAATAAAAATAAAAATGTCTTGTAATTTTCCAAATCAGATAGAGAATAGAAATTTTCTATCTCCAATTGGGTTTAAATTTACATTAGCAAAATATCCCAAGATTTCCTTTTTCTCAAATTCCACTAGAATTCCTGAGATTAATATGGGAACTGCGATACAACCAACCTATCTCAAAGACTTGGACGTTCCTGGAGATAAGTTAAGTTATGGTGATTTTTCATTAAGATTTTTAGTTGATGAAAATATGGAAAATTATATGGCAGTTCATAATTGGTTGACTGGTTTGGGATATCCAGAAACGACACAACAATTTAAAGATTTAACGACAAATGATGATGGAATTAGAGATTTAAAAGAACAATTTAGTGATGGTAGTTTACATATTCTCAACAGCAATTTCAGAACACAAGCAATTGTAAAATTTAGAGATTTATTTCCTATTAGTTTGACTTCTTTAGAGTTTGAGGCAAGTGATACAGATGTTAACTACTTTACAGCAGAGGTCAGTTTCAAGTATACTGTCTATAATATTTTAGCATCTGATAATAGAACTCCCTTATGAACCTTGATCAAATTCAGGAAATGTGGGAAAGAGATTCCCAAATCGATCCTGATAACCTACATGATGAGTCACTCAAAATTCCTCAACTTCACTCAAAATATTATACTCTCTACAATACCATCACATTGTTGAGAGAGAAAGCACGAGAGTCTTATAACAGAGTTAGATTGGAAAGATATAATTATTATACTGGAAAGGCACCAGCAGAGGTGTATGTCGAAGATCCCTTCCCATATAAAGTTAGAGATAAAGAAGCATTACAGAGGTATCTGGATGCTGATGAGAAGTTAAATAAAGTAGATCTCAAAATTCGTTATTATGATGTTGAACTCAAGTTTCTGGAAGAGATTATTAAAATAGTTTCTAATAGAACTTTTCAAATTAAAAATGCAATTGAATGGAATAAGTTCCAAGCAGGTTACAACTAATGGACGATAAAGAATCAACTTTTATTTTAGATTTTGGTATAGAAGATATACATCTTTTATACCATTGTGTATGTAAAAGAATTGAGACTTGGGAAGGACATCCATCCAGACATCCATATGAACAAGAGCATCTCAATTATTTAAAAACAGAATTATACAAAGCAGTATTAGATTTCAAGTTTAATGGTGGGGACTAAATATTCATAGGTGAATCCTATGGATTATGTCTCATTTGATTATTTCTAAAAAGAACGAAGTATATCTTCAGGTAAAGGCAGAACCACATGTCTACTACGAGTTAGCAGACCAATTTACCTTCGAAGTGCCCGGTGCAAAATTCATGCCTCAGTATCGTAGTAGACACTGGGACGGAAAAATTCGTTTA